TGGTGGCATATTGTTGTGTGGCTGGTTGCCACCTGCCGGATACAGGGGGTCTTCAATGCTTTTATTTTCCCCACATAGAAACGCATCATACTGACTAGCCGTTTGTACAGCGGCGAGAAATTTTCCTCCCTTGGCGTCATTCAAAGAAGTTCCAACTCCACCTACCGTGAACAATTTGTAATCATGTCCATGCGAAGCTAATTCCGCTTTCGTCAGCGTGTGTTCCACTTCCCCGCCCGTAGCCCCGTTGTTCGTCCCATCCCCGCCGTAGATAAAGCGGGAGCGTAAGTCTGGCGTGCCGTTCGTTCCGTCGCACAGGTGCCACTCACGGTTAACCACCCCAGTGTTCTTATCGACTGGGTATCCGTCCGTAACCGTTCCGGAGAACGCCGTTACAGTTCCGGGTAGTACCACACTAGATTTTGTAACCTTTAATTTCGCCGTCCCATCTGTAAATTCAGTCATGTTTGCTCCTTTATGCGTATGCAATATAGGCTCGCACGGTGTAGGTTAAAGGGGTTACGGTTGTTGACTTTCCGTAGGTCGTGTTAGACCTGGACGCATCCAAAAATAAATTTGCGTAATTTCTATTGGCATCATTGGGCTGGATACCATTCCCGGGTGGGTCGTGTGTTACAACTTTAAATGCTCCCACTCCATTGCCATTCTTGTTGTAATATGATTCAAGAGCAATGTTCCCCGTGATGTTCGGCAATCCAGCCTCCACCATCACTCCCGGTGTGCTGTCAGCTCTCAGATATCTACCGTTAAGGTTAGGTAGTACGTTGGTGCCCAGATAATCTACCAACCGTTTATACGTCGTCCCGTCTATCGTCTGCCCGTCCAACGGCAACAGATATTCGTGCTCCGTTGTTTTTGTCAACGGTTTATAGACAATATCACCTACACTGTGCTTGCTCAATGTATCGTTGATGTAAAACGTTACAGTGTTATCAGTTATTGCCCCCCCATGTTACTTTTAATAGTTGCCCAGTCCGGCTCGGTGCTACCCGTTGTCCCTGCTTGAGTTACAACGATAACACAGCCGGGAGGCAAGGATGGGCTGGTCAGTACGTCACCGACTTTATAGGCGGTGTTGCGTTTAATTTGGTACGGTACACCCGCTTCCGTCTTGGTGGCGTATGTATCGGACGCCTCTGCGCTGTTCAGCTTTTTTGCCAGCTCTGCCGTGATGGTGGCGGCAAAATTAGCATCGTTGCCCAGGGCTTTGGCCAGCTCGTTCAACGTGTTCAGCTGGTCGGGGGCGCCGTTGACCAAAGATGCAAGGGATTTGGCCACAAATTCCGTGCTGGCAATGGCCTTGCTAGAGTTCCCCGCGTTAGCTGTTGGGACGGTGGTTTGTCCCGTCACGGTCAAATTGGTTAACGTGCTATCAGTTGCAGTTAACGTTGTGATCTTCCCCGTCCCGGTTGTCACGCTGGTTGCAAGAGCTGATTTCGCAACATACGTGTTTACAATATTATTTCCGTCGCCATCTGCAACGGATTTGTCAGCCGTTCCCGTGACGTTCCCATTAACGTTACCCTTTACGTTGCCCGTCAAATCCCCCGTAACATCCCCAGTTACATTTCCGTTTAAATTCCCTGTCACGTTGCCAGTCAACGGGCCGTTCAGGGTGTCGGCTGTCACGGTCCCAGCATTAACCGTCGTTGCTGTCAGGTTGGTGATGGTCCCCGTCTTGCCAGTAATCGTTTCGGTATTGATTGCCCCGCCGGTTCCGCCCATGGTGTTGTTATACAGGTACATCAGATTATTATTGATGTAGTCCAATACGCCGGTATTGTCGCTGTTGACTAGAGGGGATTCTTTGCCGTAGGTTCCCTCTGTGATAATCGTATTATCAGCCCCGCGGATTTCCGGGATCTGGAATGTCGTTTGCTTCATTTTTCAGCCTCCTTGGGCGGGTCGTAGACCAGGGCTCCGTCACGGAGGACGTAGTCGTGGGGGTTGTCCACAATTTTTTCGCTGCCAAAAACGGTAGTACCGTCTACCGGCCCTGGCATCTGGTCGGCAAACCCGTAGCATCGCTTTGTCTTATCGTCAATCAAGTAGTAAATCATTATTTGACTCCTATAATCCAGTAGGCCACCCAATGGTCTTTAACACTGTTATCACAATAATAAATCCGGCTGCCATACGCTTTTTTTAGTGTATCGTTGTTGCTAAAGCTGCTCGTATCATTCGTTGATAACACTTGATAAGGCTGTCGCCAGTAATGCATATTGCCGTCTAGCGTAACACCGCCTTGCGTATAGCAGTCCCAAATACATTGGCTTTCCGTGTATCCGGCAGGCAACGGGACAGTAACACACCCATTGTTCACATCATCATCGGCCCACAACACGCCACGCATGATAGTGACGGCCCGAACATTGTACCCATTAATGCGGATTGTATTGCCGTCGATTGTGCCGGATTTTAATGTCGCCCCATAGATATTTCCGCTGTCATCAACCGTAAAACTGCCGGAGCTGTTTTTAAAATTCGTCCCGACTATCTGCGTGCCGGTGATTGTCCCGCCCTTTAAGCTCCCGACGTTTGCCGTGATGGCGGACAGGGAATCGACGGACATCTTATCAGCCGTTACTGCCCCTGCCTGTATCATGTCTTTAACAACAACGTTTTTATCAAAAAGCGTATCCCCAGTCACATGCAGGAGTTTCCCGTCAATCTGTACTCCCTCTTTGCTCAAATTAATCTGGGAAATAATCTCCCCAGATTTTACCCGCAAAGCAATATCGTCTTGCATCTGGGCAATGGCGCTGTAGGCTTCTTTGGCCTTTGCAGTGTCCCCCAGGTTGGTAACAACGGATGTGATTTTATCGGCGTTCTGCGTAATCTGGCTGGCCAGCTCTTTTTTGTCGTCTGCAACGGTCGCTTGGATGGTATCGGTGGTCTGCTTGATTTCAGCCACCTTCCCGGAAATCCCTTGGGCTTCCCGGATTGCATCCTGGATGGTCTTATCAGCCTTTGCCAGACTAATAGCACCGTCCTTGATATTCGCTTCATCGATAATAATTTTTACTGTTGTCCGCGTCGTGGCTGACCGTTCCCCGGCTCCAAACATGTCGTAGTATGCAATGGCAACATCATAGATACCAGGCTCGCAATTATAACTCATGACCGCGTTCTCCGTTTTAACGGCGTCCCCGTCGTTGATGTATACGATCATCCCGATGGCGTCCGCCGGGATACCTTGCCCGGCAACGGTAAACCCAGTCATGGTGTTTTTGACCATCGGCGCGTCCGGCTTTCCCGGTGCCATTTTATTGTAGGTCAGTACCGCCGGGACGCTGTACTTGCTTAACGCATTTCGGGCAAACAGATACAGTTTTCCAGACCTGCCAGTCAATCCGACGACGGCGGACGTTCCGTTGGTCCGTGCCAGCAGGCCGGCGGTTTCAGCTCCCGGCGCGTTGTCACGACGGATTTCATAATACATTATGTCTGTGTTCGTCACTTCGTTCCAGTTCGCCGTTGCCGTCTTACCAAACGTCACGGTAAAACCATCCGGCGTGTTGGGCACCATGGTTTTCATCGCTACCGTAATTTTGACCTTTGGCGCAAGGTCGGGGTCCGTGCTTGCGGCCCATTTATCAACGGTAGTTACTGCAATCTCGTAGGTATCGCCTACTACGGCCTGGGGGATTACAACCTCGTTTTTCCCCTGGCCGCCAAAAATCCACTTGCCATAATAGCCCAGCTCGCTTGCCGGGACGCCGTTAACGGCCGTTAAATCCTGCATCTGTCCGGCGTTGGTACGATACCATGCCTGCCCGGCGGCGTAACTCTCTAGGTCCGGCTGGTTCCATTGGACAACTACGTCGTATCTGCTCACACCATCAGCCAGGTGCCGGTAGCGGTTATAAGCACGCACATTTTTTACGGCCGGGATATAGTATTTTTTTATGGTGTACTCGTACGCCTTGACGCTAGCCAGGTCCTGCACCCCGGCCCCGAAAACGTTAAAGGATACAAACTTTAAATACACCTTTTTGCCCACGTCCTCGCTTAAAAACGGGATACGGAGCAGGCTTGCATCCAGGCGCGCAAACTGTGCCCCGGCGTCATGAGCCGCGGCTGTGGTGGTATGCTGGCCGCGGATACAGCCGTCAAGCCGCCAATGTCCGTTGTCTAGCAAAGTTGCGCCCTGATAGCTCAGGCACTCGCCGTCAATCCAGCACAGCGTGTTGCCTCGTTCGGCGTCCTGCTGACTCCCGCTTAAAAACGTGCCATTGCAGGCAACCTCTATGCTAGTATCCGTAGCCGTTACGGACTTTGCCAGGGTTCCCACCCGGGCGCTGCTGGCAATGGTCCCGGCCGCCCGGTAGTTGGTCCCGTCGTCGGCGACGTAGACCTCGCACCCGCCCCACAGGTCGCCCTTGCCTCTGGCGCCAATCCATACTTCCAGGCCGCTGGTGGTCAGTTCCGCGGGGGGCTGCATAATGAGCGGCGTGTCCGTATCCGGCGCGTCGGCGTTGTAATCGATGTACGGCCGGTCGCCCTCGTGCACATCATAAGCCGGTTTGCTTGCTTGCATCGGCGGGCGGCTGATAGCGGTAAACGTCAACGTCCCGTCCGTGTTTTCGGTTACGCTGTCGATCATCACGGGCGTTTTATCCAGCCCCAGGGCGCTGTCCGTCAGGGTAACCAGGTCTCCAACTTCCAGGCGGCAAAACGCCCAATCCAGTTTAAACGTAAATTTATTCCGCCCATACAGAGCATCCCTTGCCAGCTGTTCGGCTACTTTAACCGCCCTTTCCTTGGTATAAAACCAGTGTGCCGTTGTGCTGCTGGCCTGTCGGAGCCCATATTCCGCGATGTCGTCCTTCAGTTCATAAGCAACGGTTTCTGTTTCATAACTGTTTTTTCGGCTGATAAACTCCACCGGAAAACGGTTATAAATCTCACTGCTGTCCTTGCGCTGGCATGTCACCAGGGCGCCGTTGCTCTCCAAAAAGTCGTCCGCTGTTAAATCGTATTGGATGGTGGTGTCAGGCGCCCAGCTGCCCACCGGCCGGTCGGCCTTGCAAACGATTTTAAATTTGTTGTTGCTCCAAAACATATACGCGTTGGTCAACGTCATAAGCTCGTTGATAATGTCGTGGGCTGCTTTGGCTTCCGTTGTGTCCGTCGGGCTGGAAATCAGTAAATCAGCCTCACGGCAATACTTACGGTAATTGTCCAGGCCGATGATCTCGACGCCTGACAGACCTACTTTATCCAGGATGTCCCGGATTACATCCGCCGGGTTTGCATCTGTCCCATCGCCGGTCGCCGTCAGCATCCCGCGGACTTCAAAGTTATAGTCGGGCATGGAGCCACTGTCTCCCGCCATATAGGCAAGGTTTTCATACGTTAATGCCTTGTCCGGGTGCTTGCCCTTGACGTACGGCCAGGGGGCTTTTTGACTCCCATCGTACAAGGTCATACCGATTTGGTCGGAGGGATACTGATACACGTCTTTTCCCAGCCATACCTTGCCGATCCCGTTTATAGGTCCCTCACACAACCCCAGGATGACGGCAACGGTATATGTGTACGTAATAGACACAGACTTACTTTTGCCACCCTTGCCGGTCCGCTGCGTCTCTTTATGCTCATGGGCGGTAAAATCATCGTAATAAATCACGTTGCCAGCCAGGCGGCTGGTGCCGTATACTACGGGGACCGCGCCACCGTAGCTAGCCGTTGCAACAGTAAAATCACTAATTTTGTTGGCCCGCGTCGTTACGGTCCGGCCTCTAAAAAGCCCCATGCGCTCTCACCTCATTTCGTTTTTTAATGCTAAACCGATAAATCCCCCGGAGGCGGCTGTTTCCGCGGGCGTCTAAAAAATCAACGTCATTTACGGAGGACAGGATAACGCCTTGCTCCACCCGGGCATGACAGACAACGCCGTTGCCCATATAAACGCCACCGTGGGAAACGCACCGCCCATACTGATACAGTAAAAAGTCGCCCCGCTCCATGGTGTCCACCTTATCGCAATATCGTTCCACGATGGACTTAAACCACTCTTCCCCGTGGCTCAGGTGCCACATATTGGAGTAGTGATTAACCTTGATTTCGCCGCGCTTGACCAGTCCGGCGTCTTCCAGACTGCAAATTAACAGCATCCCGCAATCCACGCCGTGACCTTTGGCCTTGCCCTCGTTTACGTGGGGCGTCCCCAGCCAGGTTAAAGCAGCAGCAGCGATCCGGTCGCCTTGCTCACTCATAGCAGCACCTCCTTGCGTGGGATGTACGGCGCAATTACCGCGCTGCTGTCCGTGCTGGACGCCGTGACAACGCCGCCGGAACCGGTGGAAAAGCTGCCCTGGGGGTAGTATTTTCGAATAGGAAAATTCATGTTCAGGCCGCTGGTTTCCGCTTTGATGGACAGCTGTAATTGCAGCCCCCCGGCGTTCTTGATTTCGATCTTCCCGGCAAATAAATCAACGGTTCCAACGACGGCCCCTTCCCGGAAAAAGCAGCGTTTAAGGTGCAAGCGCGCCCGGTCCATGGTCCCGTCCAGCGCGGCCTTCATGATGGGTTTACTCTCGATCATATCCGTTTTTCCGGCATAAATGGTCACACTCAGGGTGTCAACGGTCAGGGTAGAGTTTAATTTTATCTGCTGCCGTTTAAACAGCAGCTTGCCGTGCTGATAAACCGTCCCGCCGTTGTTGATGTCAATATCTGCATCCGTATAGTAATAATGATTGCCATTAGCCGGGATAATGTCATAGAGGTCACAACTCTGTATTTGTTTTTGCGTGTTTAGATAGGCTGTTAAGCTGGCATCTACCTGTTTCATCTCACCACGTCCATTTTAAAACTACTGGAATTGTTAACGTTCTCGAAAACTCTGGTTAACTCTCCCCCATCATCAGAAAAACGCACTTTAAACCAGTATGTGTAATCTGCCGTCACCACAGCTCCCGTTGCTGGTGCTGTGGAAAAACTGATGACGCCACCGGACACGCTGTAACCGCTTGTCTGCTTTTTGCCGTCCACGTAGACGGTTACGTCCTCGATGTAGTCCGCTGGTTCCACATAGCCGTCCAGGCTCCAAACCGCCTGGTATTTTCCGGGTGTAATAACAGGCAGCGCCCTGCCGGTTTCCCGGTTTAACGTATGATCTAACCATAAAAATGGCTCATAGCCGCCCTTAACGCTGGCCACAAACGCCATTAATTTGTCGGCTGTATTATCATCAAGCAGGCCAAACGTTTCCGTGATGGTCCACTGCGGATAAAGCTGGTTGGTTAGCGTCCGGACCATTCCGGATCCGGACGTCTGTACCTGCGTATTCCATTTTTGCTTAAATTTGCTGTTCCAGGTCAGATGTTTGATTTCCTGGGGAAATTTTTTTAAAGCCATTACCACACCCCGCTCTCGGCGGCAAAATTACGGTTGTTGTCAAAAAGCGCCTGCTTGATAGCATCCAGGCCGCCGCGCTGTAAAAACGCACTAAATCCGGACGCGTCAACCGCAGATACGTTTAACGTGACGTTTCCGCCGGAAATTGCGGTAACGCCCCCGCTGCTGCCCAGGTCGGGGACGCGTCCGGCGTTGATGGCATCCAGATTGTCCCGCCCGATACGGTTAACCGCTTGAGACGTGATGACGTACTCCCCGTTGCTCAGCATTGCCGGGATGGAGTCACTTGTCCCGGTGCCAGGACCGGCAACGTACCCGCCGGTCGCGAACCCGAACTTGCCCTTGGTCACGCTGCCGAAATCCATACCAAACAGGGTGTGCCCTGCCCAACGGGCAGCCAGTTTCGGGTCTCCCACGATAGAGTAAATAGCAAACAAGCCTAGCCATTCAGAGGCGATTTTTAAAGCGTTTTGAAAAATCGTTTTGACAAAATCACCCAGGGCAGCCCCCGCGGATTTCGTTCCGGTCAAAATGCTGCTGAAAGCCTCGCCCATGCTCTTGCCAGCTTCTTGCCAATAGTTGACCATGGCGTCCTTCCAGTTTTTTGTATTTTTTACCTGGTTCGTTTCGGCTTCCCCGGCGTCAACCAATTTTTGTTTGTAGTTGTCGACAAATTCCTGCAGCGTCTCGTTTTTTGCAGCCATTTCTTCCTTGATGGCTTCCGGACTCATGCCCAGGACCTTTGCCAGGCCGTTAATACCCGCCTCCTGGTCCTCGCCCGCTGTAGCCATTGCCTGGTCGATTTCTGCCATTGCATCCGTCACGGTCGTTTTGATGGCGTCCACATAGGCTTTAATGCTGTTCGGATCCGCTCCGAACGTGGCCATTAACTCCTTGCTGTTTGCCTGCTGCTGCTGATAGCGCTCTGCGTATTGCAAGGCTTCGATTTGTGCCATATAAAGTTCTTTGGCGTCCCGCTCCTGCTCACTGATACGGTCCGTCACGGCCTGCCGAGTCCCGTCGTCCTGGATGTTTTCGGCCAGTTTGATTTCTTTTTCGTAGCTGTCAATCAAATCATCATAGGTTCGTTTGTATTCAGCCAGCTTGACCTTCCGGTCGGCGTCTGATTTGGCCTCGCCGGTAAGCATCGTTGCCCTGACCTTCATTTCTTCAATGGCTGCTTTTTCGTTCGCCTGCCGAATAGCGGTCCAGTCAGAGTATTTTTTTATAAGCGCTTCAATTTGACGCTGTTCTTCGGTAAGTTTTTCTTTCTTTTCTTTGGGTTCCTTTGTATCTTTTTCTTCTTTCGGCGCCCGGATGGCGGTGTGGAAATGGTTGTCGTCCTCGTTATATTCCTTTGGTACGCCCTTTCGCGGTCCAACTAGTTCGTCCCACGCGGTCCCAACGTATTCCTGGACGGCTCCACCCAGGGTGGCCACGATGGATTTAATCTTATCCCAAATAGCCTGCAACGGGCGGAGAATGGGTGCCAGATAACCGGCGATGGTACTTCCGATGTTCCGGGCGGCGTCGTTTAGCTTATAAAAAATAATGATTACAGCTTTAACGGCCGTCCGGACAACCTCCAGTCCGGCGTCGATAGCATCAAGCGCCCACTGCGCGATGGTGCCAAACTCGCTAAACGCGCTGGTTCCATCGGACCACACAAGGTCCAATAAATCTTGTGTAAAGTCTACTAGGGTTTGCACAATCCCGGACTTGTCGAAAGCCTCAAAGATGGCACCACCGATCCCCGCACAGATGGTCACCATGTTTCCCTCGACGTCTCCCCATTCGTCGATAATGTTCTGCTTGCTTTCAGCCATGGATCCATCAAAGGTCTGCATATAGTCCGTTAGGCTTTTTACGGCATCCTGGGCGTTCAGGGTTCCGTCGTCCATGGCTTCCATGGCTTCTTCGGCGGTCATGCCCACGGATTCAAATGCTTTATCCATGTCCAGACCGGACTGCTGTAATTCCTTCATCTGGCGGGAGGATACTTCCCCGGTCGCCTGGATTCTGGCCAGGGTGCGGATTAACGTTTCCGCCCCTGCCTGCCCTTTGCCCAAACCTGCGGCGGTATCAGCGCACAATTTAATCATGTGGGCAGCGTTGTTTGCACTGTAACCAAGGTTAACCAGGTCCATGCCCCACTGCTTGACAGCTGTCAGGTCATAATTGGTATCACGCCCGACGGTGTTAAATAGTTTACCGGCTTCTGCCGCGTCTTCTGCTGCCGGTTTCCAGGCCGCAAACATAGCCGCGGATTTTTCAGCCGCCGCCCCCATGGCGGCTACGTCCTGGACAAATTGGGCAATGGCAGAGGCAACCTTGACGGCCAGGGTGCCAGCAAAAGCCCCGGCGGCAACGTCCAGGGACGTAAACGCCGCGGTATTGACGCCCAGTTTTCCGGCTACGTTGTCCATCAGCTGCCCCAGGGCACTGTGTTTTTCTTCCACCTTTCCCAGGTTCTTGACTGTATCCTTAATTGCCTTGTTATATTCCGCGTTGACCTGTTTCTGGGCGTTCAATTTTTCTCTCAGGTCCTGCATAGCTTTGGCCTGTTCAGCGGTGGCGGTCGTGCCGGATTGCGTGGCCTTCTCCAGGTCCCGCAGTTCTTTTTGCATGGCGGCGGCGGCCTGTGCCCCCTCAGCCAGGGCACTATTCAGACGTTTCAGTCCTTCATCATTGGTAAAGGTTTCAAGATTAATTTTCGCATCGGCCATTTTTTCCACCTCCTACAGGTTAATGTGTTCTTTCAGGTAATTTAAAAGATAATCCGTAAAATATTGCTCAATCGCTTGCGCGTTCTTTTCAAAGTAAGTTCCGTGCGGCGCATATTCAGGGCCTTTCATACCTTGCCGCGGTCCTCGTTTTCTGATGGCCCGGCCATACGCCCCTGTGTTGTACCAACGGGCAAAATAATTTGCGTAAACCGTTGCATTAACAACGCCTACGTTCTCAACGGTAAATTTCCCTTTTTGTATATATTTGGCAATTTCCATCCCGCCGAACCCGGTCTGGGGATGGGTACGCCTGATATAGTCGCAGGTCGCGTTTTGTGCTTCTCGGGCGGCTTTAACAACGTCCGCGGTAAACCCTGCGTCTGTATATTTCTGGACTTTCGCCTGCAGCTCTGCAATGGTTTCCACGCGATCACCTCATAATAATAAAGAAGGGCCGCGTCGGCGGCCCTATCAAGTTATTCTCCGGTCGTAAATCCGGTTTTGGTTTCCGGCTTCCCGGTGCCAGTAGCCTTAAAGCTGTATTCCACCAGGTCCTCCGCGGAGCTGGTTTCTTCAAAGCCGGTCGGGACAGCGGTAAACTGCATATAATCTTTGCTATCCACATCCACGTAGGCAAACTGCAACGCGTTTTTATCGGTGCACTTGTCATCGTAAATAAAGGATTTCAGCACGTTCTGTCCCACATCGCCCGCGATTGCTACTAGTTTGGAAGAAATTTCAAAGGTTTTTCCGGTCGGCGCCGCGATGGACCAGCCGCCGCTGTCTTTAGTGGTCTTGCTCTGGGTGTTGACGGTCGGGCTCATAGTAAAATCCTCAGCCCCGCCGATTAAAACCCATTTCGGGGCTACGGCGGTTGCACCGGTCCCGTAATTAACGTATAACAGGCGTTTTTTACCGGAAATCCCGGTTGCGCCGTCAAATTGCGGTAAATTTTCCGCAGTAATAGTTACACTCATCTAAGTTAGTCCTCCTTTAACTGTCCTACACGGATTTTTAGGTTTATGCTGCCGTTTTGCCACTCCCCGGCGTCGCCTACGATTGGCAAACTGATAGATACAGCGCCGATGGTCAGGGCCACCAGGGTAAAACCGTCGGTATTTAAACTGGTGTTTAACGCCGCTCGCCCTTCCGGGCTTGCCAGGCGGCAAAACGTAGCTTCCAGCTTTTGGGCAACGTCTTTCCGTCCGCGGTAATTGCTGTAAATTTGCAGGTTGATGGTCATGGTCCACACGGGGCCCGTTTTGGTATCTCGCGCGTCCATGTCGGCCGCGCCCAGGATACCATAGGCAAATTCTGCCTGGCTCCGAAAATATTCCTCAATTTCGGCAATCGGCACCGCGCTGTCAAACCATTCCAGCCCTTGCCCATTCAACGTTGCGTATAAGGCTTTACTGATAGCGGTAAACGGCAATTTATAAGTCATAATTTACCGCCTCCCGTAATAGCCGTTGCTGTGATCTGCACATAAGCCGGACGGCTTTCGTCGATTAACAACACATCATTGATTTTATACGCCTTCCCGCCCCATTCCAGACGCCACGTGCTGTCTAGGTCCGGGCACGTTTTGCGGGTGTCCCTCACCAGGAAATAACGGGTGTCAACGGTCACATAGTCGCCGATAATCTGCTGTTTGCTTTGGCTCTTGACGGTAACAAGCGCCCTCAGCTTTAAAAATTCCGCATAGGTCATTGCGCTGACGCCGCCCAGGGCGTCCCGTTTAGGGGCGCTGGGCTTCATCAGTTTAATGCTTTCGGTAAATCGTCCCGGATTCCGCCGGAACATATCATGCACCGGTCTTGCTCAGTACAGTAAAGCAATTGCCGTAGGTGTTCAGGTTGGTAAATCTAGCCACGGCTCTAACAATAGTAGAGTTCGTTCTGAACCCTGCTTCCGTGCTGGACTGTACTTCCAGGGCCGGGAACGCGATATGATACAGGGCTCTGTAATCGCCCACTACGGCGGTATCATCAGCCAGGGCGGCCCCTTCTACCACGTGGATGGGACGGCTTTCAATCTGCCGGACGGTTTCGTTGTTGGCATCCCGTGCCAGCAGGTAGCGGCCCTGGGTATCTTTGGCCAGCGCCATTGCCGCAAACGTGTTCTGGTTGACCACAACGGATGCATTGGCCCCGGCGTCAAGCGGGCAGGTAATGATAGCCTTTTTAATGGCATCGATGGCGGCCACGGTGCCAAAATCGGCAACGGTGTTTTTCTTAACGTCGGTAGGCGCTACGGCTTTAGCCAGGATATCCTTGTTTACATCGTTGATGTAAATCCGATTAAACAGGGTGGAAATCAGGGCTACAACGTCGGTGGCGCTATCTCTAATCAGCTCGTTAGATACGGGGATAAGCGCGCCCTTACTGGCCAGGGTAAATGCCAGCTGGGTAAATGCTGCCTTGCCCTCTTTAATGCTGTTATTTTCGTCAAATGCTTCTAGGGTCACGCCTGCCTGGTTGGCATAATCAATAACGGGGATTTTTCCGGAACGGGTGCCGACGGTTACGCCGGTCACGATGGACCGCAGGTCTACGCCCTGACGGTCGTTTTCCACAATCGGCAGCAGGATTTCCGGAATCAGAAAACCGCCGTCAGCAGATACGGCGCCGTTCTGGCCAGTAGCCGTTGCCTGAAACGCTGCTTTCATCGTGGCATCCAGCTGGTTCATTTTTTCACGATCACCGCGCAGGAAATCTTTCAGGGCGGCGTTAATCATACCTCTAGTTACTTTTTCCATATTCGTTTTCTTTCCTTTCTCCGCGGTTTCCGCGGCAACGGCGTTTTTATATTCGTCCAGGGTGGCCTGCAGGCGCCGCTGTTCCTCCGCGCTCACCGGCTCCTGGTTTTCAACCTTCTTTTTCAGGCTGGCCTGGATGGCGGCCAGTTCCCTTTTTAACTCCAGGGAGTGCAACATTAAAAATTTTCCTCCATTTCTCAGCCAGGGCGGGGTCCATCTTCCCCGGCGCTTTGTTTTTCCGCCGGTAGGCGGTCAACTGCTCATAGGTGGGAGCGTGTTTTCCCAGCATCGACTGATATACAGGCAGGGATACGCGCCTGATTAATAAATCTTCTTCCCGATCTACCCTCCGCATATATCCTTCAAAAAGGGCATCCAGCTCTCCAACCGTCAACCGCTCAAATTCCCACGGCTTTAGGTTCAGTTCTCCATAAGCAATTTTTTCTAGTTCCGTTACAAGTTCTGTAACGGAATCATAGGATTTTATTTTTTGGTCCCCTGGGGCAGGTTTTTTGGTACTTTTCCAAACGTACCGGACTTCATCAGCGCGGGCACCAACACCTTCATGTACAGGTCCTGCGCACTCATTTCAGCCAGAGCAGCGCCCCAGATTTCATCAAATACGGCCGGTTCGGTGTTTTCAGGCATCCCGCCGCCGATAAGTCCCCATTTCAGCATGATGTAAAAATTTGTCAGGCTGGCCGTTGCCACGGCTTTAAACAGGCTGTTTCCCGGCAGTTCCTGTTCTGCCCCCATGACGGCTTTCAGCGGATAAGATACGCTGTATTCCTTTCCACCTGCTTTAAATTTTACGGTTTTGTCAATCGTTGCCATTTTCTCCTCCTTCATTTCCTTGTTCATCTCCCGGGCTGTCACCCAGGGCACCAGTGCCGCCCCGTTGGGTCAGTATATCCGCCTCCGGGCTGTCCAGCCGCGGATATTTCAGGCTTGCCCTGGCCTCGTTCGGCGTCAAAATCCCGGCGCCGGTGTAGCTGCATAGGACGGACGCCTTGCTTTGAGCGTCTAGGGTATCAAACACATCGTTCACGGTTCCAAACCTTAACCCGGCGTTTCGTTGTCTCTCAGACAGCAGCTTAACAGATAATTCCGCCGCGTATTGCTCTAAAATCGGGGCAATGGTCTGGCTAAAAAACTGCATCATTTGAGACGCAGAAAATGTTGCCGCGCCGGTCCCGCCCATACGATTAAGCATAGCCAGCGGGATACCGAACAGGGCGGAAATATCTTCCGCTTTGGACTCTTTGACGATCTGGTAATAATTCCCGACGTCGTTTGTGATGTTGCTTGCTTCCATCCCGGCGGGCAACGGCAAAATGGTTGCGTTGCTGTTGGACAGTAGCTCCTTGATTTGCGCTTGCAGCTCTTTTTGTTTGGTTTTGCTCAGGTCGGACGTGTACGTCAAAACAATAGTTCCGGAAAATCCATTGGAAATAGTGCTCCTGATGGCGCCTTCCACTTCCGCGTTTGCTTGCAGAGTTTCGCGCAATACCGCCCCGGCAGGTCGGCCCATAATACCGTTGGTAGAAAATGCCCGGAAATGTAAGATTTCCTCCGGCAAAATCGTGTACGTTGCACCGTTCCGCGGGTCGGTATAGCGGTAAACCAGCTTGCGCTGCCCATCCAGGATATTAGCATCATCCCACACCACCTGCATACTTCCGGCGTCCAGGGGCACCAGGGCGGCCAGGGCCGTTGTACGGTCGCAGTTGATGTAAGCAAACGCATTGCCGTATAAAAGCCGCTGTTTCTCCATAAATTCCCAAAACGTATACGCATTAATTCCAGGATACGGCTGGGAATTCAGCACATTGGCGCTGCCCGGAACGGCAGCGGGTTCCGCGGTGGAATCGGGGCGATAAACTGTCCATCGAAACTGGGCCAGATTTTGAGCTAAAATCTTGACGCACGTTGCAAAAATCACATCCGCGTTCGGGCTGATGTTAAACGCGCGGCCGTATCCTACCGGGGCCAGGTTTTGATACTGTTTCGCCGGGGGATACCCGCGGATATAGGCTTTGATTTTTTCAAACATTTATGCCTCCAGTTCCCGGTCAACGCTGGCAAATAAAGCAGCTAGGGCGGGTGGGACAACGTACGCCTGCGGCTTTTTATCATTCTCGCCGGAATCCGGATCCGGCTTCTTTTCGCCGTCCTTGTTGTCATCCTGTTCAGGGTTTTCCGGCTTGTCTTCACCAGGTTCCGCGGCTTCATCATCGCTGCCTCCCTCCGGTTCGTCGTCGGCTTTAGGTTTCTTGCCTTCGTCGGTCTTTTCGTCGTCGTCAGCTTTCGCCCGCGCCTGCAATACCAGGCCGCACAGGCTCCCGACGGCGGTCAGGGAACCTTCGGGGCGCTCCACCTTCTTTACGACAACGTTGTCAAAATATTCCGCGGCTTCGTCAGCTGTCATCCAAAAATCCCCGGCGTCCATGGCCGCACTTACCTTATCAATGTCCCGGCAATGAGCGGCCAGGATATTCCGTTGGATGGCGTCAATCCGCTTCATGGCTTCCACGGCGTTCTGCAATTCCTCTTTATTTCCGTCGGCAACGGTCCAGCAGTTGTGCAGCATCACGACGCTGTTTTCATCCACCACCACTTCGTCACATGCCAGGGCGATAATGGCGGCAATGCTTGCAGCCATAACATGGACATTAGCTGTTGCCTTGTGGCCGCTGTTCTGGATGGCGTTTACGATGGTCAGCCCTGCAAATACATCTCCGCCCGGGCTGTTAATGTCCAGGCTGTAATCTTCCGCGGCTCCCTGGATACCGGCAACAAGTTCATCCGTTTCAATACAATCATAAACGGGTCCAATTAAAGCAATATTTCCCATTCTCTCATTCCTTTCTGTACAACTGTAGCTGGGTAATCATGGCGCGGGCGCGGGGGTCCATACCGGCGCTTCCTTCGGCCCATCCACCTTCCCGGTTGTCGTAGGCGTCCGGCAACCAGAAATCAAGCAACCAGGCGTCAGCCTTTGTTTTAAAATTTTCGTTGCCATCATAAATCGCCTGGAAATCGTCTATAGCATCTTCCAGGTATCCGTACCCGGCCGAAATTTCCCGATTTAAAATTCTATCGTCGTCATTCCCGACGATATTTAAATATTCCTTGACTTCTTCCAGTGTAACCATTTAATCACCCCTTACCATTTCCAGCCAATCGTCCACGATCTCGTTGCCGTCAACGTCGCCCCGGCTCCAATCGATATACGGGGCGATAAATCCGGTCAGCATGGCGTCCACCGGGTCAATGCGGACGTTGCTGTCAGCTCTCAGGCTGATTTTTTCCAGGCTGTAATAGCCCGTCGGGTTTTTGACCATGACGGCGTTCATCATGGCCTTTTCCAGTATGTCCTCGTTCCCGGCGCTGTAGATGATTGCTTTATCTTTCCATAGTCCGGACAGGATTTCGATGTACTGGCTCAACGCTTTGGGGCTCTGATTTTGCAAAATAAACGTGTCGCACATTTCTGCCAGGTGCTCCTGTATGCCCGCGATCCCGTAGGGGTCGGCGGCAATGGTCACATAATGCAGGCCGTATTTTTCCATGGCCGCCTGGATGTATTCCAGGACCTGCCCGGCGTCGATGTTTTCGCCGCCCCCGCCAGTACATAAAAACAATTCCCGGTCTACATAATCCCGGTACGGAAATTTATCCGCGTCAACGTGCATCTGTAATTTATTTTTTGGCATCCAGGACACGACGTGGCAAAACATCCGTGGGGTTCCTTTCGGGCTCCCGGCTTTTAAGATTTTTCCGTCCTGTTCCTTTACGATTGTCCCAAACCAAACGGAAGTTAAATCCAGAGTATGAGACAGGTCAATGCCCAGATACCAATCTTTATAGCCCTTGCCCACAACATCAGCAAAGCCAACGGGCGCGCCGCAGGCTTTCATTTGCTCAAACGTGCACAGCCCGCGATCCTCTGCCGAATACCACACGTTACATTGTTTCGTCGCGAATGATTGCAGCTCAAAGCCTTTAACCTCGTTGGCCGCCCGCGCTTTTGCCGTGTAGGATTTTTTGATGTAATCCTTGACGGTATAGCCGTCTTGCTGAAAAAGCAGCACTGGGTTTGCCTTGCCCCATACCTTGATGGACGAAAAATCTTTTTTCGCTATATCCTCTTTATCTGGTTCACAGAGAAACAGAAAGTTTTCGTCCGGCAGCGTTCCTTCGAATAGATTCTTCTCCAGGCTCAACCATTTTTTATGGTTTGTTCCTCCGATTTCAAACTGCGCCGTGCTCATGGTTACAAGCAATTTGTCCTTATAATGGCCTTGCCCATCCTGGATAGTCTTGGTAATGATTTCATCGCACAACATCTCTTCATCGATCACCGCCACCCGATTAGTAAATCCATCCAGAGATTTTTTCGCGCCGCTCCCGGTCCGGAACATATCCAGTTTGTTATTAGTGATCCGGCTTTTTGCCCAGCAGGCGGTACGGTTTACGTTGGTGTACGTTTCCGCAAGGTACGGGTCATTATCAATAAATTTCACAAACTCATCAAAACAGATTTCCGCGTTCTGCCCCTTGCAGCTGGCCAGGATGATGTTCTCGTTCCGGTATTTGCTCATTGTCATTAAATAGTGCAGCACGCCGGATAATAAAAACGATTTCCCATTCCGTCGGGCGACGTAAATATTGGCCGTGTTCACCAGATAACCGCCGTCCGGACGCCGCAAACCGAAAATTCCGCACATGATAAATTTTTGTGCCGGGTATAATTCCAGGTGTTTAGCTTTGCCGTCCTGATCTACATAAATTAGCAGATTCAGAAATTTAAACATCGTTGCCATTTCATCAGCGGCAAAACGGTATTTTTTCGCAAGGTCTAAAAAGCGGGTAAAGCACAACAGCTCCGCCCGCCCCAGCAGTCCCTTCTTGTCGCGCTCAACCAGCGCCCGGTAGTAGTCACCTATGTAGTTTTTGAGTTCCGCGGGGACCTTTGCGGCCCGCAGTTCCTTTTCATACATTCAACCACCACCACCAAAACGTTTTCTAAATTCCATAACTCCCGCCTGGATTCTTTCCAGGGCTGCTTCCTTGTCTTTCTTGTACATGGCATGGATTTCCGCGTGGCTCTCAATGCTGACAGTAATTAAGTTATCCAGCCGGTAGGCCAGCTCTGGGGCTTCGTCTCGCTCTATGATATGATGGACCACCGGCCGCGCGGGGCGGGAATAAATTCCAATGCCCAGCATCCAGATGTCGTAGCCCATGTATCTAATGAGCACGTTTTTACGGCATTTCTCCCATTTTCGGCTTCCGTACATTTTCCGCGCTTCGTTTTCCTGCATCCGTTTGTTTTGATATTTCCGAGTGCACGTTGGGCAGCGTTTCCCTTCATACAGCTGGTGGCACGTGGGGCAACGTTTTTTAATCGCTCCCATTTTTTCGCGCTTCCTCTAGCAATTCAAAATAGGGGTTTTTGTCGGCTTTCAGTTCCTCTTTGATGGAATCAAATTTCAGAGTTTTATATAACGCAATGGCAATTTTGTTAAATTCCTTGTACAGCCCGATTAACGTTGCCAGTTCTTCCGGCTTCTTGACGCCCAGTCCGTCTTGAATCTCTTTTGATACTTCATTGCTCATAATGGTAAACCGGCAATATTGCAGTATCAGGTCTTTGTTGACGTCATTTATACTGTCGCATTTATTTTTTAAACTGTATATAAATTGATAAAGATTATTGATTTCTCTTGTCCTGCTTGCTTTAGCCATTTGCGTTAACCACCTTGAGAAAAAATGGAAACCTACCGCCGAATTGCAAATCTCGTGCCAACTTTTTCGAACCATACCCCCTATTGTGTGAAATCTTTGTGAACAATTTGTGCAATAAAAATACCGTGCCAACTCAATGACACGGTATTTTTACGTCGGTACAAGAGGGGGAATCATTGACGATGAAAACCCAATGAAAAAGATGAACCTACATAATATATTTTACCACGTTGGTGGTCGCCAATCTACCAATGTTTTGCATAGCGCATTTTTTGCTGCTGCATAATCGCGGCGCAATGTTGTGTATGGTGTCTTGATCGTGCTTGATATAGTTAACAATGGCACCCCATAGATACCATGGGCATATAACAGGTAGCGGTGCTGGCTGCTGTCAACCTGCTTAACATATCCTTGCATCATAATTAGCTCACGCTTTAACGCTTTAATGCGCTGTGTTGTATCCTCCAGCTTTGCCATGTCGTCAGCCATATCGTGGGCGGCCCCGCCTTGTGTATAGTCGCGGCTGGGGGCTACGGCCGACGGGGGAGATATAGCAAGGATAAAATCCTCGCGGTCTTCCTCCCGTTTTTT